GAGTTTATTTCTCCATCGCTTTCTGAGACCATGGTCTTCTCTTCGTTAACGACGAGTCCGACCTGACTTCCTTGCCTGACCACTTCACCTCGGAGATCTGTGTTGCCCCGAACTTCGCGGGTTAACAAATCATCCCCATTAACCAAAAGGGGATGACTCGTCCACTCTTTAAAACTAATCTCCTTCCTGTCTAACATTGCGGCCAATGCCATGTCAACTACGGTCTTGTTGATCACGCACAGCAGAGGAAAAGACATTACAGAACCCATGGGTTGTCCCGAAAATGTCTCCCTGCCATCAATCACTAGATTCGATAGCACCCGTAGTGCCTGGATCTCCTCTTCGGAAAGATGGTCCGCCTGTTCCTCCAATACCTCAACTGCTACCTTAATGTACTCCCTCTTGATATTATCAGTTGCGGAAGTATAGTCAAAACTTAAAAAGGCAGCGCCCGTGAGGCTTGAAACGTGCTGGTCGGTCGGTTCGCCTACCAACAGCCACCCTCGCCTCTTCAACATGTCGTATAACGAGTAATGGAGCGGAGCGAGTCTTCGTGTATTCTCGGCAGAGTATAAGGTAACAACCCTGGGTTTGCCCGACGAAAACACTAGCTCGTAGCGGCATTCGCCGCTAAATTCTTCCACGTTCCAATTACCACCATCTTTCCTCCGGTAACGCCGGGTAGCATTTCCGTTTGGAATAAATGGCGCACGTCGCCGATCCCATCCCTTCTCAATGTTTTGCTTCAAGGCCCGTCGGAACCGGCCAAGATGCTCCACATCAACAGCAACTGGTTGGAATCTAGCTTCTTTCCACTGGCTGAGCTTCTCCAAGAAGCGTGGTAGACATCCTTTACAGCACGCTTTCTCAAGCTTCTGTATCGTCTTGAAACTCAGTTCATCGACAGGGCTAAGTCCATCGATGAAGCATTGTCTTACGGCAGGCCGTAGCCCCCCGCATTCGATATGCTGGGGTATATCTTTCGCTGAACGAGGCATACCCAACTCCTCGTAAAATTTGACCAATTTCTTTGCACGACCGCGTAGCCGGTCGCTGAGAGAACAACCATCTTCGCACTCGTCGTGAAGCACCGCATACGGGTTAGCTTCGAGCGCTAGGTGGCTCTCTTCGGCCAGAGGTTCTACGATATCCTCCAAAACGTAGCTTTCATTTAATTTGTTCTTAATGGCAGCTGAATACTGCATGTCGACATAGGTTACGTCCTCGACGTGGGACGACAGGAAGTCTGACCTAGCCCTACCTCCCATCCACAACGCGCCCGGAAGTGTCGAATCCGAATCACAGGATTCACGTGGCTGTCTACCACTAAACACTTGCTGAGGGCTAACGGACTGCGGAGAAGC